TCCTCTGATGAGTCTTTGCAAATTAAGACGAAACCCCTCCGGGGGTCAGGATAAATAAATGAAAGGTAGCATTATGGCAGTACAAACAATTTCTCATAATGACGTTACTACAAACCGCCACGAATATATTGGTGGTTCCGATATTAGCGCCATTATGGGGATGAGCAGGTGGAAAACACCTTTAAAACTTTGGGCGGAAAAAACTTTAAAACTTCCTGCTCCGGATTTATCAGATAACGAAGCGGTAGAGCTTGGTAAAGATTTAGAAGAATTTGTAGCACAAAAATTCTCTTCAAAAACAGGAAAACAGGTACGCAGGGCGCCAAAAATGTATTCACATTCCGATTTTCCTTTTATGGTGGCTCACGTAGACCGTTTAATTACAGGTTCAGATGAACTTCTTGAATGTAAAACTTGTTCCGCCTTTAAAGCTGATGAATGGGAATACGAAACAATAGAGGAAGAACAGCCCGACGGCACAATTAAAAAGGTTCAAATTGAAAAAATCCCACAAGAATACATATTGCAAGTTATGTGGTATCTGGGCATTACTGGTAGAAAAATAGGACACATTGCAGTTCTTATTGGCGGACAAAGATTTAGAAAAAGAAAAATCGAATTTGACCAAGATTTATTTGACACAATGGTAAACGCTGCAAATGAATTTTGGGCGCAAGTTCAAAGCGATACACCACCGGCAATTATGCCTAATGATGATGATACTTTAAAAGAGTTGTACGCAAGTCACAGTGAATTAATGATTGAGTTATTTCCGACAGATGATAGGACAACCGCAGCGTGCGAAGAATTTGAAAATAATGTTGCGCATCTGCAGGAATTAAAGGCGCACAAAAAATCTATTGAAGATGAAATCAAGGAAAAAGAAACTACAATCAAAAACATAATAAGAGATAACCTTGGAATTAAAACCCCAAAATATAAAGTAACTTGGAAGCTTCAAAAGGGTCAAATCAGCTATGACAAAGAAGCTATGCAGGCGGATGGTGTATTTGAAAAATATGCTTCTCAAAACTCTTTCAGACGTTTGAATATAACAAAAAACAAAGACTGCGAGGTGGCATAATGGCACAAAACGCAGCAGTAACAAGGTTAAAAACACAGGTACAGACACAGCGCCAAAAATCAAAACCAATTGAAGAATTGATTGAAAAATCTTTAACCGAACTTGGCAAAGCAGTTCCGGCGCACTTGTCAGCTGAAAGGCTTGTAAGAATTGCACTTACAACAATCAGATTAAACCCAAAATTATCTGAATGCACTCCGCAATCCTTTTTAGGGGCATTGTTTCAATCGGCGCAATTAGGCTTAGAACCTAATGTTGAAGGGCAAGCATACATTATTCCATACAATAATTCCAAAAAAATTGTTGAAAACGGTAAAACAAAATGGATAAAAGTACAGGAAGCGCAATTTCAAATTGGCTATAAAGGATATATTGAGCTGTTTTACAGACACGGTTCAGCATCTTCAATTGATATGCACGCTGTATATGAAAATGACATCTTTGAATATTCATACGGTACTGAATCCTATTTAAAACACATTCCAAAATTGAAAGATAGGGGCGAAGTAATTGCATATTATGCGGTCGCAAAATTAAGAAACGGTGGAAGTCTGTTTAAGGTAATGAGCCGTGAGGAATGTTTGGAACACGGCAAATCACATTCTAAAACATATATAACCACCGTATATGATGAAGCAGCAAAAAAATATGTAAAATGCGAGCCGCATTTTGATGAAAATTCGCCGTGGATTAAAGATGAGCCGGCTATGTGTAAAAAAACTGTTTTAATTCAGCTTGCAAAATTAGTGCCAAAATCAATAGAACTTCAAAAAGCACTTGCCATGGATAATACAACAAAATCAATCATCAAAGCCGATATGTTTGAGGCTCCGGATGAAACAAACTGGAATGATGATTTAAACAAAAATACTGTCACATTGCTGCCGACAGGGGCGGAGGATTAATTTCCTCCGCTTTACAAAAAACGAAAGGCAAAATAATGAAATTTAAAATTAAAGTCAAAAACAGCAGAACAAGCTGGGAAGAAGAATATGTTGAAAACCTTGCTTCTGAAGATGAAATTGATATATTTGCATCCGGCTTAATAGCCAATTATAACGCAACCTTAAGACCCGGCGAAGAGCCTAGAGAATATTTGGGTTACAAGGTCATAGATAAAGATTTGAAAAACCACAACTGGGAAAAACAAAATTATTTTACAAAAATTGACCGCAACGGATGCCAATATGATGAATATAAATGCACAAGATGCGGTATAACCGGCAAACGCTTTACTCTTGACGGCAATATAGTACCGAATAAACAATTTAAAGCTAAAAAATATAAATATTGCACTTAAATCTCTCCCTTAAATCCTCTGATGAGTCTTTGCAAATTAAGACGAAACCCCTCCGGGGGTCAGGATAAAAAATATAAGGAGTAAAAAAATGAAAGAAAACGAAATCAAAAAAGCAATCGAAACACATGATGATGTGATTAATTCGGAAATTGAAGAAGAACACAAAGTGACACAAGGAGTGCAAACAGAGCAGGAGGCCGCAACAGATGAAACTCCTCAGGCCGTATCTGCCGGTTCAGCACCAATTCAAGAAACGTGTGACGAAACAGAAACCCCGAAAATTCCAACTCCGGCTGCAGTTTCTTAAAAAAGAAGGTGCCAGTGCTACCCTTGCAGAGCGAACCCTGAACGGATATGGAAGGGCGGATTTTAACCTTTTTGTCGTTAAGAAAAAGGGATGTCGGGTGACGCAAACAGACCTCAATGGCCGACTTTAATGAAGCGTACGAGGCGGACACCACAGCTTTTGAAAGGTGTACATAATAGAAAGAGCTTGACACCCCGGAAAGACGGGGATATATGCCACAATAGCTCAACGGATAGAGCATTTTAGTCCAGACACGAAACGAAGATTTTAAGATGGTGGTTCGAATCCACCTTGTGGCGAAAATCAAAATAAATATGGAAAAAGGAGTAAAAAATGAATGAAGTCAGATTGCTTGGCCGAGTAGGTTCAATTGACCTTAAATACAATGAAACCACAGCAAAACCTGTAGCAAAAATTTCAATTGGTGTTCCAAACGGCAAAAAATCAGATGATGGAAAAACTTTGTACGATAACTTCTATGTAGTTTTTTTCAATTCAGCAAAAGTGCCGACAGCAGAAAAGCTGGTAGAAGTTATTAAAGAGGGTGATTATATTAGGATTGCTGGCAAACTAACCATCAATAAATATAAAAAGAACCCGGATGATGAAAAATATACATACGATACTCAAATTGTGGGTTTTGGCTTTAAGAAGGTAATATATGATGATTTTGAAAGAAAGTATATAGATGCCTAAAGAAAAGCCTCTTGAAATCAGACGTTGGACAAAAACAACCATCCAGTGCTATGAGCGCGGTTGTGTATGCAAAGGTTGTTTTTTTGAACATTTCTTTTCAAGTGCAAATCAAAGATGCCATGTAAAAGAATATGTTATTGAAAGCGTTAGAAAGCTTGGCAAGCCCGAATCAGCAAAAGAAAAGACCGTTATTTTAGAGGAAGTATGAAAGACCCGGCATTTTTATTTTATTCTGCAGACTTTCAAATAGGCACAGAGGATATGACAAACGAGCAAGTCGGCTGTTATATCCGCCTAATGTGCCGTCAACATTTGAAAGGCCATATTTCAGAAGAACATATGTTAAAGATATGTAAAACATATGATACTGCAGTAATGGATAAATTTAAAGTGGATGAAAACGGGCTTTATTACAATGAAAGACTTGAATCTGAAATAATCAAGCGCAAAAGATATTCAGAAAGCAGAGCAAATAACAGGCGGGGTAAAAAACCAAACCCCCCGCCAAATCCTTCAAAAAGTGAACCAAAACCAAAATACAAAAAATTTACCGGGATTGAGATTTTACACACAAATCTAACTGAAAAAGATTACCAAAAGCTTATAACAAAATATGGTGAAGAAAAAACCCTACTTGCAATTGAAGAATTTGACATATGGCTTGGTAAAGGAACGCCAAGCGCCAAAAAATATATAGGAAAAAATCATTATTCACATTTCAGGTCTGATTCCTGGACGTGGCCAAAAGCAGATAAAAGATTAAAAGAAAAACACGGAAAGCTTGTAAACTATGGAGTATAGGGATAAATTAATTGAACTTGGAATAACCTTAACAAAGTCTGGTAAACAAACTTGTCCCCAATGTTCAGCAACAAGAAAAAATAAATCTGACCCCTGTTTATCTGTAACATACGGGGATGAAGCAGTTTTGTATAAATGCCATAACTGCGATTTTTCCGGTGCAGTTTTTTATAGAAGCAAATATGAAAAATTAAAAAACTATACAAAACCGCAGGAACCAAAGAAAACAGATAAACTTGAGCCTCTATACTCTTATTTTAAAAAGAGAGGTATTTCAAAAACCACAATTGAAAAATACAAAATATCTCTAAATGATAAAAAGGAAATAATCTTACCCTATTACAAAAATGGGGAACTTGTAAATATAAAATACAGAACAAATCAAGGAAACGGCAAGAAAACTTTCGGACAGGAAAAAGATACAGAAAAAACCCTGTTTGGAATGGATGAAGTCAAAGACACAGAAATCCTTATATGGGTTGAAGGCGAAATGGATGTGCTTGCCTTTGCAGAGCAAGGATTTAAAGCAGTATCTGTTCCAAACGGCGCCAGTGAAAAGAATCTTGAATGTATAGAAAATTGTTTTGAATTTATAGAAAAATTTGATACCCATATAATCGCTGTTGATAATGACCCTCCGGGGGATGGGCTAAAATTAAACCTTCTAAATAGGCTTGGTAAAGAAAAATGCAGGATTGTTGATTGGAAACAATACAAAGATGCAAATGAAGCCTTAATAGCCGGCGAAGATTTATCAACCTTTATTTCTGATTCAAAGGATATTGCGCCGGATGGGATAATGAATTTTTACGATTCCTTCGATGAAATCTATAAATATAACTTTGAAAGAGATACAGATTTTTATCGCACCGGATGGCCAAAACTTGACGATATTATAAAACTTAGAACGGGTTATTTAATGATAGTAACCGGCTATCCATCCCGTGGTAAGTCTACTTTTGTAGATAATCTTCTTGTAAATCTTTCAAGAAATTACAATATAAAACATCTCATAGCATCTTTTGAGCATGTTCAAGCTCAACATTTTAACCAATTACTTGAAATGTATGCAAAACTTCCTATTTATAAAATCACAAAAGAACATAAAGACTTTATGTTTGGTGCAGGTTTGGAGTTTATTGCAGACCATTTTTATAGGTTTGATATTGATAAGCTGTGGACTGTTGAAGAAATCTGCGAAAGAACAATACTTGCAGCTAAAAAATATGGCATAAAAACTTTAACAATAGACCCTTACAACCGCCTTAATAACGATTTTAAAGACAGAGAAGACAGGTATGTGGGGCAAATATTATCCAAGTTATCAATGCTTGCAAAAAAGCTCAACATCTTGGTTATTTTTGTGGCACATCCTAAAAAACCTGATGGTGAAAAAATGCCAAATATGTATTCAATATCAGGTTCCGGGGATTGGTACAATATGGCAGACTATGGAATTATTGTACACCGTGAACGTGCAACGGATGGCAAATTGAGCGATAGCCCCAAAATATTTGTGGAAAAAGTTAAAAACTTTTCTCTTGGAAACCCAAGTGGCGGAGGCATTGAGCTTTTCTATGATAAGGAAGAAAGAATTATAAAAAACAATATGGGAGTAGCTTATGTACGTTGATTGGAAAGAATACGAAAAACAAAAAAAGCTACTGTCTAATAATTTAACTCCTGCAGAATATGAAGCAGAAATACAAAAGATTTTAGAAAAACTTGAAAGGGAAATGAACAATGGCACAAGAATTCTTTAATGAGGCTTCAAATGAAGTTGAAAAACAAATTAAAGCAGCAAAACTTCTTTCTGAATATTTGCTCAAAGAAATTGATGAATCAAAGGATAGCTATATTGGCGCAAGAATGTTTACTTTACTTTGCCTATTAGATAAAAGCTTATCCGGGCTTCAAGCAGAGTTTCAAATAATGAAAAAAGGAACAAAAACATCCAGCCCAAGGAAAAGAAATGCCGAAACCAATTAAGGATATGGCTAAAGAGATTGAGAGGTATAAGGATTCGACTTATCTTCTCAATCCGGCCGGAAAATTAATCAAGATACGAATTAATTCCTTGAACGATTATAACCACTCCAAGTGTGAATTACATCATTTTATACAATATCACGCTTACATCCAAAATCCACAATGGTACGAGGATAGGGGAATAAAACAAAAACTTATCTTGGTAAGTAAAATATGCCACGAACACATTGAAGATAGGGGCGTTAAAATCTTATCGGATGAAGAATTTGAACAGAAATACAAAATATCACGCTGGAAGCTGATATTTAACAAAAATCACATGAAGGAATATATGGAATGAACACAATACCGAAACTGAATGCCACTGAAAATAAGGTTCTTATAGAGCTTGCGGATGGAAAACCTGATAAGGTTATCGCTAAATTATTAGGGCTTTCACACCGTACTATAAATAATACGGTTTCACACTTGCTTTATAAATTCAGGGCAAAAAACAGAACCGAACTTGCTATCAAATATTACAGATTGCGGGGTAATGATGAGGAGGCCTAAACGTAAAGACCCTTATTTCACTGAATATGACCTGCAGCATTATCGCCAAAGAAACATATTTGAAATGTTGCAGGAAATTCGGGGGGGGGGGGAGGGTAAGCATACATATATCTATATTTCACACAGTAAAGAATACAGATGCACAAATTGTGGAAAGGTAAAAGAATGAATAAAACAGAAGAAAAGGTTTATATGACCTTAACCTTAAAGGTTACACGCAAAGATGTGGCCGAAATAGTTAAACAATGGTGGTTGGACACAACAAACGTTACAAATAAACTGTTTGATTTGATATTAAATCACAATACAACAAATAAGCTTAATCATATTAAAAAAATTGCAGAATATTGCACAGATAAGTGTATTATGTGTCCGGGTATAGATTGCAAAGCTTGTACGAAGCAGCAAGCACAGGCAATTTTAGGCATAATTAATAAGGAATTAAATGATGGCAAATAAAATAATCTTAAAAAGCGAATCAAAATCAATGCTGAATTTTGTTGAGATTGTAAGCAATATGAAATTTTGCATCATGAAGGAAAATTTTAAGGAAGCCTTTGAAAAGTTTTTAAGGTGGCGTGAAGATTTTTATGCTGATAATTTTTCTTCAAGATTATTCCTCTTGCTTTCCAAAGCCGATTATAAAAACACAATAAAATTTCTTAAAGGATTTCCGGATGAAACAATAGTATTTCTTCTTTGGCAGCAATCCCACACAGAACAAGAGTTTTTAGAAAGATGGGGAGTGCTTCAATAATGAAAACAGCGGAAGAAATTAAAAACAAAATTAAAGAGTTTGAAACTAAATTGACTGAATTAAGATTAAGTCAACCAAGAACATCAGGAAAATATTTAGAGCTTGTTCTTCTTACAATTATCAGAATACTTGAATGGGTGTTGAAGGATGCAGAATAATAAAACTACCAACACTATAATCAAGATTGACAGTATCAATAAAACAGAACAAGAAATTATTGCAAGAAGTTTTTTGCCATTGATTGAGGATTACTTTAAGAATCCCGATGTTAAGCAAGATTACGAAAAATGGCTAAAAAAACGTAATAATAATTTTGTTTCAGGTATTGTATAGATATGGAAACAGCTGTCACCTATAACAGATATTCACCTGGACCCGACCAAAGAGAAGAAAGTATAACGGGTCAACTTAGAGAAAATCACCGTTTAGCAAAACAAAAAAACTTAACGGTGATTCATGATTATATTGACCGCTCCTTAAGCGCTAAAACCGAAAACCGCCCTCAATTCCAGCAGATGATAAAGGATGCTGAAAAGGGGCTTTTTAAATATATTATTTGCTATCAAACAGCAAGATTTGCACGTAATTCTTATGATGCCATTGTGCATAAAAAGAAGTTAAAGAAATTTGGCGTAAAAGTAATTTATTCTAAAATGAGTATTCCGGAAGGTCCCGAAGGTATTATCCTGGAAAGAGTAATGGAAGCGCTTGATGAGTACTATTCGGAGGAATTAAGGCAAAAAGTAACGAGGGGGCAGTATGATAATGCCGTTCAAGGTAAAGCATCGGGCGGTCCGATTCCATATGGATATATTTTAGACGAAGAAAAACACTACATTATTGATGAAGAAAAAAGTATAATAGTAAGAGAAATTTTCAACAGATATGCTGCAGATGAGAGCATTGTTTCTATTTTTACCGATTTAAATAACAGAGGATTAAGAACAGCAAAGGATAAACCTTTTAATAAAAATTCACTGCATAGAATGTTGAAGCAGCCTAAATACACTGGGCTTTTAATATTTGAAAGCAAAGACCCGGATTTAGAAAAAGTCCAAAAAGAAGGCGCAATACCTGCAATAATAAGTAAGGAGCTATTTGAAAAAGTGCAAGAAAAAATTGAAGCAAATAAACACAGAAAATCACGCAAGAAAAATCTTGATGATGTTGCATTCCTGTTATCAGGCAAAGCCTATGATGGAAATTGCGGCGGGGCTCTGACGGGTGATTCAGGAACCAGTAAAAACGGTGAAACTTATTACTATTACACCTGCACAAATAAAAAGCGCAAAAAAGGATGTAAAACAAAATCTGTTCGTAAAGAATGGCTTGAAGATATTATTGTAGGTGTTACAAGAAAAATTATTTTTGATGAAAAGCTTGTTGAATCTATAGGCCAGTGGATAGTACAACTGCAGGAAAAGAATGTTGATAACACTATGCTTAAAGTTGCAGAGAAAGAATTGCAAAATACAAAAGCTGGTATTAAAAACATAATGAATGCCATTGAAAAAGGCATAGTAACAGATACTACAAAAGACCGGCTTCTTGAATTAGAAGCAAGACAAGCCCAATTGGAAAGTGAAATTAAGCTTGAAACGTGTAGGATAAAAGCGCCAAAGGTAACAAAGGAACAGGTTATATATTGGCTTGAACAGTTTAAAGATGGTGACCCCAAAACAGAAATTTATAAAAAACAGATTATTGATACATTTATCAATACAATAATCTTATATGATGATATTGTAACAATAGCCTATAACTACGCAAATAATGAGATTGTAGATGTCCCTTTAAATAGTTTAAAAGACTCACCTGATAGTGTTCGGATGAGTCTTTTAAATTGGAGTATACGTAACATCAGTCGAACTCTAGAAAAAGGCTGTGTGATTGACTTTGATACAAGACAACATTTAATAATTTATTCTTTCAAAAGAGCGGCATAAAAAAAGCCTCGCCAAAAGGCGAGGCACCGACTTAAAAAGGACAACAAACAAAAACTATTTCAAGAACAATTCTTTTTCTGCTTGGCGTCTTTTAACAAGCCCGGGTAAAACATTTTTATTGCTATCGAAAACCCAATACCCTGTATATTTTTCTTTTAGAGTTTTTCCGGCCGGATTTATTCCTAAAAATTTTTCTCCGGCTTCTTTATATTTGCCGGCATTCAATAAGCGCAATATACTTGAACTTTTAAAATTGCCATAACCGATATTAAATTCAAGACTTACGAGTGCATCAAACTGATTCTGTTTTAGTGAAACCTTTACAAGTTTTGATACATTGTTACAGTGAATAATTAAATCGTTTTTAAGAAGGCTGTCTGCCTTTTCTTGCGTGATTTTTATTCCGGGTTTAACATCTATGCCCGTATGACCATAACCTATTGTTAAAACGCCAGCAGGACACCTGTATGCTTCAAGTCTGCATCCCTCACAATTCTTTATTAGTTTGATTCCTATTTCTGATATATTCATTTATTACCTCCATTTCTTATTTGTTGTGCTAGTGCTTGAATATCAACTTTTATTTCGTGTAAAATTTCTTTATCTTGTTTGTCAGAATATTCCTTTACTTCTGCTTGAATGCGCAGCATTTCATTTTGCAATTTTGCAAGGTCTAATTTGGTGGCGAAATAATTTGACTGTACTATCATCAAAAAAACAACTACAGCCATAAAAGCTGTTTCTTTATTTAAAAATTTATTCATTAAATGCACTCCTTATAAAGCTTACTCAAATCAATTTTTTCTTTTCCGGATTTTATCCAACCTATATTAAAATTCACAGCAAAGCGCATCAGATTAACACGCCATTTTTTTATGTTTCCGGTAGCAAGCATCATTCTCTTAAATCTTGAATTTGCTTGATTAAATGACACATCTTCTACAACAAGAAATCTTGCAGGAATATCATCGCAAACAGGTATAATAAAGTTTTTATCCCCTATTTTTTTGCTGTGAGTTCTCAAATATCCTCTTGCTCTTAAATCAGTTTCAGAAAGCTTTACCCTTATACATTGATGAAATTTGCATTCCAAATCATGCCCAATGGCCGGTCGGCTATCCCATTTCATTTTTCCACCTGCTATTGCTGCACACCATTCAGGAATTGTATAACCATCGGTTAAAAAATAACGAGGTACTAAATAAATTACCCCGTTATCATCTTGAAACAATTGATTATGCAGCGTTATCCATATTCCAGGTGTTGGTGTTTGTCCTGCCTCTGTATAGTATGTTAAAAATCTCATATATTATAAACTCCTATTGCAATAATGATTCTTTATATTCGTTATAAAATTCTTCCTGTTTCTGCAGCAGAAAAAACCATAGTTCAATAATTTCTTTAACCGTCATAAAAACAAAGTTTTCTGCTTTATTTGTTGCATCAGTTATTAAAACCTTGATTGAATACATACTATTTATTTTTCCGCCAACTTTTTCATAATTTGTAAGCATCTGCATAATTTCATTAACTTTTTTATTATATAAATCGGCCCATTTTGGTTTATAGTATTTTCCATTGCTGTATAAAACCCCTGTGTCAAGCTTCTTTTTATATTCTTCATATTCTTTTGTATTGTCTTCGCCGTTAATATGATTAGCCAAAAGTTCTTTAGAATAGCTCTCATATTCGTCAAAGGATAAAAAAGCTTCTTGGTAGCAATATTTAAAGCCGTGTTCAGTTTCAACCTTTTTAATATTTCTTCTCACATAAATGCCGTCAGGTGAAGATGTTTTATCTATTTCCGACGGCATTTCAAGACTTTCTGCATTTTTGTATTGCATATTTACTCCTTCTTATTTTGTTTTTTAGAATGAATACTAATAATTTTTTTACATAGCTCTATATCTACATTTGAAGATATATGTTTTTTGAAGGCACAATAAGTATTAGTGTCTTTAAACATTCCGGCATAGCTTACCATCTGACAAGCCGTATACCAAGTAATGCGCCCTTTGCGCTTTATTTTCAGTGCCTTTCTTCTTGCGGCCTTAAAATTCTTTTTCCGTAATGTTACTTTATCCCGATAAAACTTATATCCTACAAAATCAATCGGACGACCTTTTCTTTTTCCATCTTTTCTATCAATATAATCAAACCTAAACACCTGATAATTGGGCTTTAAAGGTAATCCCAAATGCGCCAGGTATTCTTTTATCTGCTGGAATTTTTTATGCAGCTCTCTTTTATTTCTGCCAAAAAACACCATATCATCCATATTGCGGGCATAAAAAGCAATTTTTAAATCTTCTTTTACAAAATGGTCAAAAGGCTGCAAGAAGTAATTAGCCAGCCATTGAGAGGTGTAAAATCCTATTGGCAAGCCTTCTTTAATAATTTCGCCATCAGGAAACTGTCCGGTGTTTGAATCAAGAATATAATAAACCAGCTTTAAAAATTCTTTATCACGTATTACTTTATTAAATCTTTGTTTTAATATTTCAGGATTTACATTTTGGTAAAAATGCCTAATATCAAGTTGCAAAGCGTACTTTATCTCTTTTGGATTTCTTGCAATAAATTTTTCTACATATTTTTTTCCATAAGAATTACCACGCCCAGGAACAGAACCAAAAGTAAATTCATACATCCCCTTAGTAAGCAAAGGTTTCATTGCATTTATAACAATGTGATGAATCCATTGTTCAGGTTTATCGGAGTTAAAATATGGCTCTAAAACAGTCCTTATTTTTCCGCTGGTTTTATCGGCAATCCTTTTTGCTTGATGCACATAAAGTTCAAGCTTATCATTAATTATAGTATTTCTTAATTTTTTCTTTTCTTCTTCTCTGTGCTCTAAAATATATTTGACATCAGGACGTGTCCTTTTTCTTTCGGCAGCATCATCCAAAGATAAATCCATGCATTCGTCACTTAGAGCATAATCAATAAGGTGTTTGTAAGATAACATTTTCTTCTCTTACTAATGCCTCGCAGATGTTCAACAAATCTACTAATCCGCGCCTCTTATTCGGCTGATTTTCACCCAGTGGTGAGGATTATAAGCTGCATTGTAAGATATAATTATAGTAATTGAGGGCAGCGCCATAGTTCCAATTGGAAATCGAAGCCGGGTTGTTCAAATTCAACGCAAAAGCCCCGCAAAGAAGCCCATCATCCGAACTACCGCCAAAGCGCAACTTATGACCCTTAAATTTTAAAAGTACAGTTTTGTTTCAATTTTAACATAAAAAATAAAATAGTGCTTATTTAGGATATATCAAATTTTAAATTTCAAAATTCGGAGCCTAAAGGCTCTTGTTAGGGGGAAGGCTCCCCCATTGCACCCCCTCCTAAAGAGGGGTGCAAGAGAGGGCAGCGCCAGAGGTCCAAGCGGAAAGCGAAGCCGGGATGTCCAAAGCCAACGCAAAAGCCCCGCAAAGAAGCCCACCAGCCGAACTACCGCCAAAGCGCGAATACCCTACGACTGCCCCGTTTCGCCAGCAACCATCAGGTGTACTGGTTGAAGATGAGCCATTGCTAACTTTTGGAAGGAAGCAATGATTTTCTGCAAGTGCCAGTTCACTTATATAACCTCCGGATGTTCCCGATAATATGATTCCTGTATCAATGTATCCATTTCCGGTTATATTGTATTCTGTAGCTTCTGAACCATCATTATTATTGGGTGTTAGTTTTATATAAATTCTATCTGCAGTCTGTATCACGCCTTGTTCAAATTTCCAAACATTCCCCCAAGGATTTTCGCTATGAAAGACTTTTACGCATCCATTGCCATTATCCCCATAAAATTGCCCCTTATTATTTAGTTGTCCTGCAGGGAGCTGATTATAATTATTACTGCTTCCTCCACTATTTCTGCCGGCTCCAAATGTTGCTTGACTGTCTGAACTTCCGCTTATTAACATTAATAGAGTATTTCTTACTGTAATAAATCTTCTTTCATCAACATCATACCCCTCGCCGTTTGATTTCGCATACTCAACTTGTGTAGCTCCCGGCGTATTAACACAGGGGGCTTTTCCTGATATTGAACGAAGTATATTATCGATATTGCAGGCATCATATATTGAACGGTAATAATAATCTCTTATTTCGCCTTTTTTATTGAAGCGTAACCAGTTTTTATAATTTTCATCAACTTGTTTATTTGCAATATAAACATGGTATTTTTTAGGTAAATATTCATCAATCCTAATCCATAAATCTTTTATTTTCCATTCTGCCATAGCATTTGCATTACAGGTTTCATCTGCAATATGCGAAGGCTTACCATCAATAGTTAGCGAATAATCATCAGGATTTAGATATTCCATAACTTGGCCATTTAAGCATTTGTATTTTGAACCATCAAAAACTTTTTCATCATTTATTTTAATATAGCAGCCTTTAATATTTATAGAGCCTCCAAAGGGATTAGCTGTTAAATCTAGGCCAAGACGAATAGCTTCATTCCAACCAAAAGATGAAACACTTATCTCTGCAATTTTTACATCAGCTCCGCCATTCGTTGCAAGATAAGCCGACAACAAACTCTCTGTCTTATTATATTTGAGTTTTGAAATATAGCTTGTTTCGGGTTCAAGTTCATTTGTAGAAATCAACGCCCCGGTATAAGCATAGCTGGAATTAGGAATATCCCACTGTATTTTCTTATTGATTATTGCAAGTTGTGGGCTATGGGCATTGGTGATAGAATTGCCATATATCGTTTGCTGCGCTGTGGTTATATTTGCATTGGTTGTAAAATCTGCAGCAATTTCAAAGCTTTCTATATCTTCAATATTTTCAGGAACAAAATTAATATCCCCATATATTCCAGTGGTAAATCCACTTAATATACCGCTTTCTGTTCCAAGGTTGCCTTTAATTTTGAGCCCGATGTTGTTTGCATTTTTATTATACAACATACAAGGTTTAACCAGATGCATGATAAATGTATCAATCCAAGAACCATAGTCAAAAATATTATTTTCAAAATTCATTTTTGCGTTCTTAAAATGTTCATTTGTTGAGCCAGGAACCCTTGTTATTCTTCCATTAATATTTGAATTAGTATCATCTAGCAAAAATTCATATATTATAGTTTGGTCAAAACAATTTCTTTTATCTTTGTTATATATATTATTTGCACTATATGGAAAAGCTCTAAATTTTAAACTGGTAATATCTTCTATGGTTGCAGGTACATCATATTCAAATTCTTTGTTCTGATACTGATTTTTTATCATACTATTTAAGATTATCGTACCATCATCATAATTTGCAGGATATTCACCAGTCTTGCATACAATTTTTGTACCCTTCCAAGAGCTCATAATTTGCCCAAAGGTATTTATTGTGTCGTTAGGGTCTTTCCATCTAAGTTTAATTTTTCTATTTTCTGTATCGAAATCAATGTTTAGATTTTTACATATATCTGTTGGCATCCCTCCGCCACCTCCTTCTTGCGCGTATATCTTAGCTTTTTCCACTTCTTCTCTACATTCATCAAGTGCAGTACTACAAAATGCGGCACTTTGTTCTGCTTCATCAGCTGTTTCCTTTACTATTGTGGCTTGTTTCAAGGAAAATTCTGCACACGCCTTCGAGATTTTTACTTGTTCATCTATTTTATCAATTGATGCATCAGAATTGGCAAATCCCGTTCCTTCATTATTCCATTTAAGCGTACGGCCCGGAATAGGATTGGGCAAGCTCAAATTTGTAATTGATGATGTAATTGGAACCTTTATCGTTCTATCCAATTCTTCTTGAATCTGCTGACTTACCATAAGTGCCTTGTCAAAGCATCTTTCAAGTGTGTCTGCAGGTGAAGCATTAAAATCTTGATAATCTGCCTCCTGTTTCATAGTATATTTTCTATATATTGTTATATAATCCTCGTTTGTTCTTTTATTATTAACAATAATTTTGCCACCATACCCTGTAGAATTTAAAATTACATCATAACCATCTGTTCCACTTGCACCGAAAATTAAATCTATTATATTGCCATCAGCGGATTTGACTGTTGCTTTAATAGCAGCTTTTGCTTCTGTTTCTGTTGGGTCCTCCAATAAAACAGGAAAAGTAAAATCATATTCAAATGCCCCCATTTGTTGTGGAGGCATCTTGTTATTTGTATTTTCTACAGTCATAAATTACTCCTTAATAAAATCTCTATACCAAACATTTGCCTCAAACGCTATTGCTGAAACACGTTGTGCCAAAGGTTTAATGCGGTCTTTTTTTTCATCTCCAGAAAGATTTTTATTATCATAAATTTTGTCTATTCTTTTATTTATGTCTTTCATTCTGTCATACTGACCCTTCATTCTTTTATAGGCGCGTATTTGTTGTTTATTTTTTTCATAATATTCCCGTTTTTCTTCACCAGTTTTCTTTTTATAGGTTTTGCTTTTTTGTTCTAATTCCTTATATATGTCAAAGAAATCATTCACACTCTTTGTTTGATATCCCTGTGGTTCCCTAATAACAAAACTTCTTATTACAGGAATATCATTTAACGATGATGGTTTTTCGTTTATTTCTTCCCCATTATATTCTTTAACACTGTTTATAATAAAATCCCCTGCATCAATTAAATATCTTGAAGATGTACCAATTAAACCGCTTATTGCATTTTCTATTTTTGCAGGTGATACATTAAGCTTTTGTCCAAGCAATTGTGCAGTTTCGCTTGTATATTTACGTTTTCTTTCTGCGGGCTCCAAACTATCAAGATATTTTGGATAAAGTTCACGCCCAGTAAAGAAATTATAATTAGCTATATTTTCTACCGAAACCCTTAATATAGGTGGCATAAAACCACCTACATCTGTTATAGGTGATACAGAATTAAAAAAACCGCCAAGCATGTCAAATAACTCTTTGCCTTCCGGCATTTCTTTTTGATACATCCAAGTCATAAACCGTTCAGGAATTGAACCAAAAATATAACCGATTTCAAAAGGTTTTGGAATGCGCCACCAAGAATCACCAAGTTTAAAACACCAAAACATATCTTTCTGCCATTGAGGAATTTCTAAGTATTCTTGTTTATCATCATCGGGTGCAGCGTATAAATAATATCCAGTTATGGCCAAAGACGGTAATGTAATTGCTGATAAACATTTGATTGATGTTAAAACAGGATGATTTTGAAAACATCTTATTAATTTATCAACACCCTGTATTCCCGCATTAAAGAAAGGAATATACCTGTTTACATATTTACCGTGTTTTCCGGAACGCCCAAAATCCAACGTTCCCTCTCTTGCTTCAAGCGCTGCGATAAGAGCTGGTGAGTTTAGTTTTTCACGCGCATATATACCGATTCTTGTAGCCTGTTCAAACGCCATAGAGGCATCCTCTATTGCTTTTAAGCCTAATGATTTTGCATATTTTGATATTTTGCTTTGTGAACTGGTAAGTTCTTTCACAGCTTCTCGCATACTTTTATCACCCAAATCCATATAGGAATTAAAAGAACCCCCAGACGACATCCATTCCTGATAAATGTTGTCTTTTTTAAGTAAACTTGTTAATCCCTTTGCCATATCAATAAAAGGACGGGTTTTTCTTGTTTGAATGAAAGCAATAGGCTGGTCACGCAAAATATTTCTTACCCAAAAATCAGGCATAATAGTAGCCCCAGTTCTCAAAAGCGTTGATGAGGCGGTCAGTATTTTTTCAATAAAATTAAGCTCCGGTATTGATAAATCATTAATGGCTTCCATAACAGGTTTTGTAACTTCAACAAATTTTCTCTTGCCGTTATCCCAATACTCTACAACATTCCCACCCGGTTTTAATTTACTTGGCATCCAAACTTCTTGTTCAACTTCTTCAATCCCGGTTTCTGCAGATGGTCTTATATCTTTTAAAAACCTAAAATCATTGCTTTTAAAAATATTTTCAATAAACTTATACGCTGTGGGTGCAGTTTTTTTCATATATTCACGTGAAGTGAAATACAGGTCAAACATATTTGCAATCATTTCCCTATCGCTTTTTACATATTTAATATAGGATTTTGATTGATTTTCTTTGGTTTCAACAAATTCTACACCTTTGTTTGTTTGTTCTAAGTTTACAATGCTATCAAATCTTTCTTCCGCAAGCTTGCTTATTTCCTCCATTATGATTTTATTTTTTGATACTGTATTTTTTATATCAAAAACAAAATCTAACATATGGCCAAACTCATGGGCTAAAGTTCTATCCTGTGAACCAAGACGTCTTCTCACCGTATTTTCAGATGGACTATATTCGCCTAAAACTAAGCCCCTGCCCTTACTCAAAGATTTTTTGTATTCAAGTTTTCCACCAAAAAACTTTATAGCTGCTTCCAATTTTGCGCGCATTTTCTTATCAAATGCAACTTTTATCTTTGCTGTACCGACTTCAAATATAGGCTTCACTTTTGTAATATATTCAGGTAAAACCTCTTGTAAATTTGCGATAGATTTTGCAATCCTATTTCTATATGAAATGTCCACAATTTGATATGTATTCTTTAAAATACTTTCAAATGGGTCTTTAATATCTCTTTCCGACCCTTTAATAGCTTTTATTCTTGATTTTGCACCGCTAAATTTGCTTTTATTGGAAACTGCAGAGGAATATTCCTCATCTATTACTCTTTGAAAAGGTATATAATGCGGGTTATTTTTCAAAATTTCTTCATATGTTTCTTCCGACATATTTCCACTGTCAACTAAATTATGCAAAATCCTTTGTTGATATTTATAAATTCTATCTGCGAACTGTTCAAAGTCATTAATTTTGTCACCATATTTCGCAGTTAAATCTGCAATTATCTTCAAAGCTTCAAGTTTTTGTTCCTCTGTAGATTCAAAATTTTCTCTATTCTGCAGGTCTAATAAAAACCTTTGAGCTTCAAGATAATTCTTTAAATCTGTATGTCTTTTGCCCTGGTTGTTTTCAACATCTTTGAAGAATACATCAAAATCATTTAAAATTGGCAAGAAACCTTCGCCGGTAATTTTAATATTGCCATCTTGTGTTATAACAAGAGTATTATTTTCAATTTGCTGTTTTGTTGCACCAACAAGACCGGAATATAAACGAGCAAGCAAATTTGGTCTTTCAAGCGGAGCCAAATTTTTCTTTTCACTAGCTTTTTCTTCCAATGCTTCAATGGGAGTAAGCCTATTTACCCAATCAGTGTAAACCTTACCAAACCAGCTTTCCCCTCTGATTATTTTATCAGCAGGAGTTTCCTCTGATTCATCATTATTGATTTGTGCATTATTTGGAGTTGTTTTTTCTTCTATGGAGGCAGCAACAGTCTTATTTTGCGCTTCACCATTGTTTTCTATGCCTTTAGCATCACGAAAAACGTTTTCTTGAATATTCTTATCAATATGTTTATTTTCTTTTTGTAAGTCATTATTTTCTATAGAATTTTCCAAACCTTCTAAATTTAATTTTAGCTGAATTGCTTGTACTTCCGCTTTCACTTCTGCATCTGTTATATCCTCATTTATAGAAACATCACCAAGAATTTCATTGGCCATATGTTCTTTTTCATTTTCAGATAGATTATTTACAATCTGCTGTGCTTCTTTTTCGCTATAACCTTTTTTCTTTAAATCATTAAGAATTGTCTTGCTTGATAAAGAACAAGCGCCAAGAATGCTAAACAATCCGGCTTCAAGCAATAATTCTTCATGGCCAGGATAAAAAGCTTCAAGCCATTGGTCAGCTGAATATCCTTTTATATCATCCAAATCAAAGGCAACTTTCAAAATATCTGCTGCTCTTTCTTCGGCCATTTCACCAAATACACCGTGGAAACCAACTGCCTGCGCTTTTTCGCCAGTAAGTTTGGATGCCACTCTTGCACTGGCTTCTAGCTTAATACGAGTTTCTTTTGGTAATTTATTATAAATTTTTGCAGATACAGCCGAAATCCCCCGTGCTGCAGATGTAGAGGCAACCTTGTTTGCAACAAAACTAGCGGTTTTTCCTATAGTACCAGTTATAAGACCGCCCATGCTTTCGCTACCAACTTCAATACCGGCAACACCAATTGCTTTCATAGCGGTTTTCAATTGTCCGTCTTTTTGTTCTGAAAAAACCATTTCACCCTTATCGGTTATATTTAAACCATCTGCAATTCTCATTTCACCATAATTAGAATAAGCATATGCGGGTGTTAAAATAGCTGCAGAACCAGCCGTCCTTCCTGCTATTTGTGCTGATACATTAAGAGCATATCTTGTACCCACTTTTTCTGTGGCTTCTCTACCCAAAACCATAGCACCAACTTTGCTTGTAGCCACCTTGGTTCCTGCTTTTATAGCAGCTTTTGTTGCTGCAGCACCACCGGCTTTAATTGCCCCGCTTACCGCAGCTTTTCCAAGCCCACCTGTTAAGGCAAATTCAATCATAAATGCAGGCGCTTGAACAAATATTGACGCCGCTTTTGCACCCCAATTTAGGCCGCGTCTTGATACTTCAACTTGTTTTCTTAGCTCTTTAAACATATATTCTTTATCAGCATCTGATACGGTTTCGCCGTTTTCGATTTTATTAGAAATCATCAAAAGCCTTGTCGCATCTGCCCCCTGTTTCAATATACCGCCAGGTAAGTAATCTTTTGGAGTAACAAATCTTGTGCGATATTCCACCCATCCCATTTTTCCTTGTGCATCAATCATTTTCAATTCTTCTGGGCTAAAAAGAAGATGTGCAAGTTGTTCTTGCTGATATTCCTGTGTTTGCACATAAGGGTCATTTTGACTTAATTCATTGGTATTTTCAAGAGCTGTTTTATTTTGTGAAACTTCCTCAAATTTGTTCCAATAACTGTTTTCTTCACGCTCTCTGTGTAATATAGCTTCTTGGTCTAAATGCAATTGTTCAGCGTATTTATTAGCATCTTCAACGGTTTTAAATTTTCCAAAATAATTTCCAGTTTCATAATAGGTGTCAATCGCTTCTTTATTAGACATTATTCTACCATCATCGGAAACTGTAGGTATTAAAACCTCTCTTTCCCCATCATTAAAAGACATGCTTCTCACTGTTGCAATAGAGCCATCATCCATTTTAACGTGAGGTCTATTGTCTAAATCTATATTGCCTTCAATATCAAATTGATTCCAAAAATCATCAACCATTATAATTTAATTCCACCTCTTTTTATCGCTTCATCTGCCATATTTGTAGGAACCAAAACAATATTACCATTAGGCGCCTTTATTCTTACTTTTCCGCTTATTGCAACTGCAGTATTGGCTCCTGTATTTACTGTTACGTGGATATGATTTACATGGTTTGTTCCAAGGCGCTTATCTGTATTCCTAAAATCTCTTAGTTTTGCACCATATATAGGTTTGTATTTGTTCAACAATTTCTCATCAGATGTTGAAACAAATTTTATTGCCGGATTATCAAGCATAGCTTTAATAATTTTTTCTTTATTGCCATAGCTATGTTCAGACATTGAAATGTCAAAGGCTTTACCTTGTGTGTGTTCTGATGTCCAATTTCTTTTTGCATACCTGCTTGTAACTGTTAATTTAACACCAAGTTTCTTTTGAATTTGTGGCAATTTTGAATCAACAAAATATGTAAGCTCTTTTGTTTCGCCGAATTTTGTTTTAACATTTATAGCCTGATTTCTATTTTTGTGATTAATCTTCTCAACCGCTTTTATTGCGGAATTATAATACAATTGGTTGATACCAGCTTTATCCATATTGGACGTATCTTTATTAGAAGTATCATAAAAAACTTCTCTTATAGCCTCTGCCCTTAATTCAGGTGGAAGCACTTTATCTATATAATCTTTTGCGGCACCGTATCCATCTGCTATAGTATTTGTAGCAGCTGATACTTTTTTATTTGTGGCCGCACTTAATTGATTATTTATTTTTATGGCATCAGATGTACTTATATCCCCATTTTCGTGCATACTTAAAACATCATTTCTGATGTTTCTAATACCTTTTAAATAATCTTCCTCACTTATGTCGCTTTCGTTTAAATCATATGCGCGTCTCAAAATTTCATCAATAGACTGTGCAGTAGATAAAGTTTTTTCGTTATTAGGCTTAAATTGTTTAATATTTCTTCTAGCTTGCTGTGCAAATTTTTCTGAAATGTTGCCTAAAAATTCCTGCTCATTGATATACTTTAATTTATCTGCATAATCAGTATTACCATAAATATATTCTGTAGCCTTTTCTTCACCTGAATTTTGTTTTACATTTTCTTCATAATCCCTTAAAAGTTGTTTATTTGTCTTAATTCTTGTAAGGTCGCTCAAAAGGTCATTTTCATATTCGGCTTTTATATCATATTTTCCAGCTTTGAAATTTGCTATAACTGTGTCAGGGTCTTGTTCCGCTTGTCTTAAAACGTGATAAACTTCCCACTTATCAGTCTTTAAACTCATATTTGTTTTGTATTCTTCATCAATAAAACCGGAACGAAACATATTTTCTAAATCTTGTAAATAATTTCGTTTATATGCGGCATCTCCTGTAGCAATATAATTTTGCATATTTGTTTCTTGTGAAGTTATTAAATTGCTCTTGGCATTATCAATATACTTGCTTCTAAAAACTTCCTTCAATTTTTCTTTGTTTTGCATTGTTGAAAATTCGGCCTGTGCCTTAAATAAGGTCGCATTTTGGTTATTTGAAAAACCATTTAAAATACTTGGCGCAACTTCATCCATTTTTGCAAGTAATTCCATTTCTTTGTTTTGTAAATCCGCAAAATTATTGTATTCTCTATAATCATCTGCCTCATTTAAAATTTCTGTCATTTGTGAAAATAGCTTGTTCTTTCCATCAAGATTTTCCACTTCGTCTTTTGATTTTTGCCACTGTTCCGCCAGTGACAAAACATTTTGAGCCCCTTGCGCAACGCTTCTGTATGATGCACCATAATTTTCAGGATTTCTTATATTTCCTGGAGCTTCTGTTGTAATTCCACCTTGTTGTGTGTGAATTGGTAATTTCATAATTTGCCTAACTTAACCCGCTTAAATTTCCTGTGTAACCATATTCAGTATTTGTTTTATAAGAATTAAACCAAGTATTTTGAGTGTTTTTAATTGTATTGTCATTGGTATTATTCCAATATTTTGAATAATAAGAAGTTCCACCACTCAAAAGAGTTGTTGCTGCGTTCATAATGCCTGCTTTTCGTTTGCTCTTGCCTAAATACCGCTGATAGGCTGCATTATCTATGGCCTGATGGTGTTGTACGTTTAAATTATATTGTTGATAGCTTTCTTCAATTCCAAGTTCTGTAAGGCTTTGAGAAATAGATTGTGCCGTACTTCCTGAAATCTTTATACCTTGCCTTGCAGCCTTGCTAACGGCTTCACCTCTTAATTGTTCTTTTTTTGTTCTGTATTGCCCTGCCACAATGATTTTTTGATTTTGAATATTTTTAGCTTGGGCATCAAATATTGCCGCATTATGGTCTGCAGCACTTTTTTCTGCAGAACCTTCCATTATATTAGAAACAGCCCCGGTAACTGCAGCCGCTACCATTAACGCTTCAACAACAGCCATTATTTATCTACCTCCGTTACAATTGGCGCAATTGCCAATATATTCATCGGAAGTGGCTTAGATTGCTCAACAGTTACATTTGCATCCCACTTCCAACCTTGGTTATACTTAATATTTGGAATTATTCCCGTGTATAGAGATTCAGGCAAACCCATAGGTGTTTGCGGATTTCTATATCGCACTTCTTGTAAATTTTTTAAATCCGAACCAACTCTGCAGCCCAGTGTGCGCCAAACCCTTAAAGATAATTCATTTATTCTTTTTCTTTTTCCTACTGCTACGCCATTTTGGCTTCCTGCTTCCAGTGGCATGGTTGTAATATAGCTTTGATACCCAAGTCCAGCTATAATTTTCCACGCATCAAGCTCAAGAGATATTTTCCCGTTTAAAACCTTTTGATTGGTTTGCTGCGCGCCATCAGCTAAAATTTGTACACTCTCACCCTCTAAATGAGCAAGTCCATCTATATCATCAACGCTAATACCCCAAAAACCACCTTTATAAAAATTGTTATCAAATTCTTTAACAATAATAGCTTCAATCGTTGTTTTATCAATAAATCCAACAATTTTTGCTTGTCCAAGAATATCGGCTTTATAATTTATGGCCCTAATTCTTTTATTCACCATATTAGCCGTAAAAACATTTTTGCTTGAATTAATTATAATTTTACTGTCCGTAACTTCTGATATAGTTAAATCGTTACCAATTGTTAATTTAAAAGCATCATACGAAAGACCACAACGAACATACCAACAATCCTGTTGAATTTCAGGAGTTATCGGGTCTTGCATTCTTTCAATATATCTTATTTCTTTATTCTGAATTTTGCGTTTAACAATAAACCAAACCTCGTCATATTTGTTCTTATAAGATGGAATCGTTTCAATACTCTCTACAATTCCATCAAATTCAAGCAACGCCCAAGCTTGTACGGTTTGGTCTTGCTCTAATGTTAAAAGAACAACTTTGCCATCATTCCTTAAAAGATAAATTATACTATCTGTATTTTTTTGATATGCAATTTGTTTTATTCCGCTCTCAAAAAAATGTTCCGAAAATATAGAAACATCAACGGATTTATATGTATCATAGTAATAATCATATTGAAATTGTCTTAATTTTGCACCGTTTCTTTGTACAAAATGAACAAAAGAACCCGCAACGATTGGCTGTATAGGCTCACCACCCCAATTGCTCCTTTGTCTTGCACTTATATCTACAGGTGTTATGGCTCCATCACCAGTTCCTTTTATTACAAATTCACCACCATAAGTGCCACAAAGCAAATAAGATGACCCTATAAGCCATTTAATATCTGACCCGTCACCAGTTGCATTGGTAGCAAGTTCAATATTTATAGCCCCATCATCTTCATTGTTTACTGCAGGCGTAAAGGTTTCATATGCGTATGGTTTTGAGCCATAGACATTCCTTGGTTGATGCGGTGTTCTTGCATAATATAACCTGCCATCATATAACCCAATCACTGCCGGCCAGCCTCTATAATCAGACCAAGCACCCTCACCCCATATTTTTGTAGCTGTGTTTGTACTTAATGTTGATTGTACCGTTGCCGAAACCTGTGTGGCGCTAGTGTATGCCGTTATCTTGACAAAACCTTGAACATCTTCACCATCTTTTGCTACGGTTCCACCAAGCCACCAAAAAGAACCAATATGCTCTTTTTTAAATATAGCACTAGAAGCTGTTAGTGTTATATTACCACTTGTGGCCGAAGCTGTCAATGTGATGTCTGTAATATTTTGGTCTAAATACGGAGTTGATTTTAATTCTACTTCGTGAAATTCCCAATTATCGGGTGCATTCCTTATTAATTCTTTTAGCCTGGCAGTTTTATTTTCACCATCAGGTAAACAAGCAAATTTTATAATATCGCCTAATTGCACGTACTGTATGCTGTCTATTTGATTTTCGGTAAAATCATTTGGCAATTCATAAATATTTTGTTCTACCCACTTGGATGCAAGCAAATCGTTTTCAAAAGAAACAGAGGTATGAGATTCTATACAATAATAAGTTTTTTCATTATGCTGTACAAAATCACCTATTATATAAGATTTTGAACTTTCCCACTCTTTTGCATCATCTTTTAATACAATTCCGCCATTGTTATAAAATCTAAAATACCCAACACCAATTTCAATTATATAGGCATCTGTAGCAGAAAAGACAAATTTTAAAAATCTTGCTTTGGTATTATTTTTTACACTTTGTATAAATTCTGTACCGGCAACCCTGCTGGCACATCCATAAGGTCTTATCCAACAATTGCGACACTTGTCAAGACAAGCGGGATATTGTTCAATATCAATTCTGCCGAACATTAAAGGTGATACTTCACCTTTTGAAAATGTGGGATAAATGGGAGCAACTCTAGCCATTTATACCCCCATTTATAGAATTCACCCAATAATCATCTATTATCTGTGGACTGCTCGCTTCTCTTGCATTTTTGGCTTTTGCTGTGGGTAAAAATTCACCTTTGTATAATTCCAAAAGGTTCATTGTTTTTTCATTTGAATTTGTTATATCGTAACACATATCAGAAGCAAGCTTACAGGCAAAAGCATCTATAAAATATTGTGGATATTGTGTAGTATCATTGCATAAATAAACATATTTAATTCCAAAAGAATCTGTATTTGCAAGTATGGTTTCACCTTCTCTATCCCATAATACTGTTTTATCTTTAATATCAAATAACTTTACAAGGTCAGATGGCAACTGAAAATAATTGAACATACCATTTTCAGCCCAAGCTGGGCATTTATCTATCTTATTTAACATTACCCTTTTGGTTGCAAATTTCCAGCAACATTCTGAAAGCACGGAACGTAAACTACCTTCATATAAAATATTAGCACATTGAGATTCAAGCGAACCATCTGACAATGATGTTATTTTATTTGCGCCTAAATGTGATAATGCTTTATTTACAATTGAAGTTTTACTCATAATTAAACCTATAAAAAGACGGGGGATATCCCCCGTCAATTACATATTACCCACCGATATTATCTACAACCACAGATTCATCAGATTGAATTCTGACAACCTTATCTTCTTCAAGACGACCTGCTCCGCCGGAAATTTCATAATAAATCTGCTTACCGTAGCATTTATCTGACCTTTCCTCTAAGCGCAAAAACAGTTCTTCTAACATACCAAAACATAAACCAGTCTTTTGGAAAGCATAATAATCAGCAATGTCATCTGTTACATCTATTATGCCGTCTGGCAATACCGCAAACTTGAAACCAAGCCAGGTATCAATATCACCGCTTACCAGTGCTTTAACTACGTTGTAATCAGATGATGTAACAGCCGTTGTACCCAAAAGTTGTTCTAATCCCGTTGCTGAACAAACAAAGGTTCTATCATGGTTTGGAACCCCTTTGGCATTTAATATTTTTGCTGCACGTCTGATTTTCGCAGTTGTCAAACCTGAATTGGTACCAGCTTTTTCAAAGTCTGCTGCTATCACTTGTTTATTTGGTAAATCAACAGATTTTTCCCCTGTTTCGCCTCTATGGGCTATACTTCCAAGTGCATCATATATTATTTTATCAATCTGTATACCAACTGCAGACTGAATACAAACACTTGCAACGCTAGTGGGGTCTGAAACTTCTTGCAATAATAAAGAACGGTCAAACATTCTTGCATCATTAAATGTTTCAATATCAACCCTAGTTCTAGCAAGGTTTGGGTCATTTTGGGGTGTATCAGCATTAGGGCTTGTTTTCTTTTTCATTTCCCAATTGCCGATTTGGTCTTGATAAAACGACTTACCTTCGATGTCGGTTTTTATAAAAACCCTATCATAAAGCAAGGATTTTTCTTGACGGGCTAAAGGTAAAATAATCCGAGAATAACTTTGCGCCCTCACGTCTAATTGAGTGTTTGCTACCATAATTTTTACTCCTATTTAAAGTTACTACATATTTTGCTGTTACCCTTAAAAGGACAGACTTTAGTTGTGTGGGGGCTTTTATGCTTATCCCATCATTGCTATCAATGAATTAACATATTGAACACGCTGTTTTCTTTCTTCTTCTGAAACATAAGAAAGATTATGCTCTTTGCAATATTTCAAATCGTTTCTTTTGTTTCTTGCACCAGCCCAATACGCATCATTAGGATTGGCCATAATTTCATCAAATAATTGCTTAGCTTCTTTGGGGGTTTTGCTGAAACCATTACCTTGTCCTTCAAAGCCTCCGAGATTACCTTCTGAAATTGAACTACCCATTTTGGAAAGCAATTTTATAAACTTAGCATCATTGCCGATTATGCTATCGAAATAGTCATATTCTTCTTTTGATGCCGACATTTTTTCAAGAAAAGTTTTTGCGACCTTTAAGTTTTCATCATATTTTACGCCCCATTCTTTTCTTAATTCTTCTGTGGCCTTCTGTTTTGCTGTATCAAAAGCTTGACTTTTTGCGGCTTCATATTCTTTGAAATCCTCAATATGAGCGTTTGTTAATTCTTGCGCTACTGATTGAGATATATTGTTTTTAAAGAATAATTCTTTTAATTTTACAAGCTTATTATCTTCAACGCCTTCAATCTTAATGTCATATTTTTCAGCACTTTCAGGCACGTTAAAAGCTTTTTTATACATTGCCCAGGCTGCAGTATCTTCTGCATTTTTTGGAACAGGAATTTTTTCTTGTCCCATAAGGCTTTCAAGGGATAAATAGCTTTTTGCCATTCCGTTTACGTCTTGAAATTTCTGTATGGATGGATGGTTTCTGTATTCCTCATTCAAGGAATGATACCAAGCCTCACCACCATTTCCTGCAGGTGGTGAGGCTTGTGTTGTAGTTGTAGTGTTTGTTGTGTTGTCAAGTTCATTTCCCATTGTTTTAATACTCCTTATAGATTTTTATAAAATTGTACAATTTGTTCCGGGGCAATATCATTTCTCATCATTGTTTTAATTGTTAGAATCACATCACGTTTACCGCCCGAATAACATATTTCGTTTGGGTCAGATGATAAAACAGGTTTTGTAAATCCGCAAAATTCTTCTAAAAACCTCATCACAACAGGATATTTATTTTCAACATCTTTTAAAGCTTGTTGTAATGTTGCAATATCGTTTTTATCCGTGAAATCAAAACTATTATTGTTGCATTTCCTTGGCATTTTTATCACCTTCGCTTGCTGTCTTGTAAATATCTGCTCCTTGCTGCATTGCTGTAAACTGTGCTTGCTGCGCTTGTGCCTGCGCCCTTGCTTGCCTTATTTGCTTAACTTCTGCATCAGAATAAAGAATACGGGTTGATACACCTGAAATATCAAAAATATCATCAACGGCTTTATCAGCATTTATTTTATCCAGGACATCAGGTTTAAATTGTGCGATTTGTCCTGAAATTGCTATTGCATTTGTAATATTGTTAAGTTCTGACTGTCTTTGCGTCTGAACCAACCTGCCAACAAATTTAACTTCGAAATTGGGGTCTTGTATCATTGCATCCGGAAGCCTTGGCAATCTGTTATCTTCATAAAGAACAAGAACAACTTTTTCAATTAATGGCTGCAAAACATCATTCATATACCTACCAACTGCAGGCCCCAATAATGTCATTTTTTCGCTGATACGTTCCATTACTTCCGGTACGGTCATTTGTTTTGTTATATTTGCAAACGCCTGAAAAGTATCAACAAACATCAATTTTTTAATCTGTTCTTGGTAATATTGCAGTTCATTAAGCCCGATATTTAAATTTCCAAAATTGCCGATAGGAAATATATCATCTTTCGGACTTAATTTTCCCCTTTGATAATAATTAATTTGTCTTGGATTAAAGTTAGGAATGCCCAAAAAAGCATCATCAGGCATGGCAAAAGCTGGGTCAGCGTGTTTCATTGAAGCCCTTAAAATAGTGTCAGTCATCGTATTTACAAGCCTTACATAAGGCAGCGCTTTCATTGCTGGTGAAAAACCATAAACAATTTGCGGCTGCTTATAAAATCTATGAGCAACGCAAGGCATTGAATTAAAGCCACTTTCAGCTATTTTCTTAGACGTTTTTGCATCCACCCATACCATTCTTACTGGCATGTTTTGAGTATCAATCTTTTCAGGGTCACGCTCTAATCTTTTTCCAAAATAACAGATAAATTTGTATTTTTTATCTTCTTTTCTACCACTTGCATAACTTTCTTTTATTTCATCTGAACATTTATCACCAAAACGTGATAAAGCTTGCTCTGCAGTATATTCAAACTCAAGATAAAATTCATTGGGGCGCTCTCTTGCATCTTCTGTTAGATAAAGTTTTTTAATAGGTATATTATAAAATCTTACACCATCATCAAAATCTTTTTCGCAAAATAAGCCTGCAGTGCCATACACACCGCTACCCTTATAGAATATTGGCATTTGATTATAAAAATTTGAGCGTGAGAGAGTAAACAAGACTTCATCTGTTGTGTCCTGGCACCACTGTTTAACCTCTTTAACATCTCTTAAAGCTGGATTTGCGTGTTGCAAAAATACCCATTTACTTGCTTCCGGTGTTAAATAGTTTGCTAAGCCTGATGCCAAAATATCCCCGGTATCAAGTGAAGTTGCATCAAGAAGCGTATTGATTTCACTACCTTTATTCTTTTTCTTGGTTATATTTGCACCTTCAACATAGAAATAATTATGTAATGTTTGAAACAGACCGTCAAAATCAGAACGAGAGTTTTTTAAATCCCCAAAATTCTTGCATATTTTTTCAGCTGATAAATCAAAACTATTGTGCATTTTACGCCCCTAATAAGGTTTTTTTACCTGTTGTAACATTACCAAGTGCACCAAGCGCAGATGTTCTTGTTGTATTTGTTTGCTCCAGCATTCTTTTTTTGGTGCTTTCTGCAGCACTTTCTGCTGCCTTGTCTTTTTCTTTATTTTCATCATATGTAGGTGCTGGCGTAGGTTTTGGTGCTTTATCTTTCCTAAAATCTACACCCATGCCACCAAGCCCGACAGGCATGAATAAAGTTGTTAATACATTACCCATATTTATTACCTCATATGTTTTACGACTACATCTGTTGAATATCCAAACCTTTGAAGGCATTTTAAAACAAGCCCGTCATTATACCCGATATTGCTTGCTATTCTTACAGATTTACAATTTTCTTTTTGTGCAACCATTTCAAGATGGTTCACAAGTTCTTTAAATAATCTGATATTGCCCCTATATTCCGGCTTGATATACATAAACAATTCATTAACGCTGGCTCTACCCCTAAAATCGGGAGTAATGCAGTAAACCATAATTCCTTTTTTATCTTCCAAAAAGTGCCAGCGAAGCAGGTTTTGATTATACAAACTTATCATCATTGTACGCACTTGCTCGCCATTATCAACAAAGCAATTTAATTCTTCATTCGCAAGCTTTACCCAATAATCAACTTCCTCTATAAAATCGTTAAAAAACATTCTAATACCCCGCTATATCAAACAAACTTTCAGACGTTTGCTGTCTTTTTTGCCTTTGTCTTTCAAAGGTCTTTTGATAGCTTTGTCTTGAATTTACAGGAGCTTGCGCCACCTGTTCAGTCATTGCAAAAGCATCAACGCAGTCAATAAATTCAGATTTAATGCCATCCTTTGTAACACCTGCCAGCTCTGATTTCATTTCAGGCATCCAATCGGCAGCATCAGGAAAATAAACTGTATGCGCTCTAAACCTTGGCTGGAGCAGTTTTATTCTTTCAAGCTTTGTTCCCTGTTTTGCGTGTTCAAGTGGAATTACATTAAAAAAGATATTTCTTTTTTGCATTTCTTTGGTCAAGAATGGTTCTAAAACCTGAATATACCAACCTTTCTCAATATGAAAATCTTTTAAACCATATTTGACAACAACATCAAAAATTTGGTTTATGGTTTCAACACTATCCCAGCGCCCATATCGAACATTAAGTAAAAACCAATAATTATCAGCATCAACCCCGGTTATGGTTATTGCCCTATAACAAGCCTCATTGCTTGAAGATGAGGCAGGGTCAAGACAGGCATATAGGTTGCATCTGCTGATTAAATCTTCTTTTCTATGTGGTGAATAATATCTGTAATCTTCCTCTTTAAAAATCCTACTTTCTTCTGCAAGAGCCTGACACATCTTTTCAGCGTACCAAATATCAAGCTTACCCATTTTTGCATAGCTTGCCCGTTCTTCCTCAATCTCTTTTAATGATTGCTTTTCTTCCCAAGTAGGTTTGCCATCACGCATTACAGGTATTCTCAAAGCTTGGAATTTCAAATCATCAGCATTCTTGATTACCCGCTCAATAACACATTTCTCACCCAAATTGTTACCTATCAGGAATATACGGGCGGTTTTGCCCAAGAAGATAACATCAGATAAAAACCAGTTCCAATCGGTTTCAGTTACAGTTTCGCTGCGTGCATCTTCTTTGTCCTGAATATCATCCAAAATAATAATTTTAGGTCTGCGGTCTTGATTACTCAATCCCCTTATAGCTGCGCCTTTTCCGTACGCTTCAATCCGAACATTGATTATTTCATCTTTTTCATTTTTGACATCGACGGAAAAGCTGTTTGCGTTCTGTTCTTTAATTTCAACGACATTATGTCTTACAAGCGGATTATTTAAGTATTCATTGATAAGCTCTTTAAGCTTATTGCTTGCTAAGCGCTGGTTTTGTTTGATTATAACGATGTAATCACTTTTTTTATTTGGAAACGCCAAAGAATGCAAAGGATAGGTTCTTAAAGCATAAGCGCTTTTTCCACTTTCTCTGAACATTTCAAGTGCTACGTGCCCCTTATCCTCTAATAATAAACCTGACAAATCATAATGAAAGAAAGGACTTTTAAGTTCGGTGTCCGGGTCGTTGCTTAAAACAACATACCGAAAATCTACAAGGCAATTCCTAATTTTTCTTTTTACTTCATTGCTTATTTTCAATCTCTTTTGCCTTTCCCTCAACTTCTTTTTCAAAAAGAGAATAAGACTTAATGTTATTATCAACAATCTGCTTGTCTGTCATATCTGTAATATTTTTTGCTACGAAAATTGTATATGGTGCGTTATAAAATCCGCGCATCCCTAAATCGTTCAACATATCTTTCTGCAAATCCTTGCACTTTTTATATGTGTCGGAAAACTCTTTATAATCTTTTTTCCACTGGTCTAATGTATCTCTGCAAACCCCTATCGTTACTGCAAATCTTTCAAAGGTGGGGAGTTGGTTTGCGCACTCTACAAAACTTGTCTGTTCTTTACCGTTTTTGTCATATGTTGTGACTTTCTTCATTTTTGTATGTTCAATATTGAAGAAATTAAACATTTTTTTACAATATTCTTTTTTGTATTTGCTTGGTCTTGCCATACCTTTATCCTTTTGAAAGAAAAATGCGGCTTTTTACACCGCACTAATGTATTTTGAACGAAATCTAATAAAATGGCACCTTTTAAGATGCCATATTGCGACAATAACAAAGTCACCTAGTAAGAAAGGAAGGTTACAAACTTATCGGAATATCTTTTATTTTTTCCTTTCTTCCATTAATCCAGCTTACAGCATTTTGTCTTTGAAATTTTTTGCCCTTTACTGTTACAATTTTATTTTCACCGTATCTTATTGACCGTGGCATTATTGTTTTACAAGCTTTTAACTTTAATTCTTGACTGGTACAAACTACAGAATTTTTATTTAATGCAATTAATTTTTCCGCCTTTTTTTCTGTTTCAAATTGTCTAAAAACTTTATCATCGGTTTTTCTGATTTCAACTAATTCAGCCACAGTTTTTTTGCATTTAGGATTAAGGCATCTGCCTATTTTTAAATATCTTCCGTAAAAGTCCTTATTACTTTCTAAATACCATATATCAATTGGTTTAAATTCTCTCTGACAGTGTTCAAGCTTCATTTAATCCCCTAAAGCTACACTAACTCCTGTACTTTAACGCTTATCAGCCTTTTTTCGTCTATCCCTAGGTTGCATCCCTGCAACTAAAAACTACTTCAAATGTCTAAGCAAAGTACATCTTCATTATACAATATTTTGACACTTTTTTACAGTTATTAGACGAAACTTTACATCTATCTACATATGTTTTTCATATGTTTAACATATGGAAAATGAAAATATAAATGAAATTATAAATGTAATTAATTATTTTTTTCTTTTGCTTCTTTTCTTTTTTCTTGGCACAAATTACATAAAGAACAAACCAAACCTAATGCTATGCCTGAATAAAAACAAATTCCAAACATAGGATGCGAAACAATCATATGTAATTTTTCAAGTTTTAAAAACCCAATTATAAATCCGAAAATAAATAAAATAGAAAAATAAATAAGTGCCGGCATCAGACAAAGAAAGAGAAAGACTACACTATTTATAAAACCTCTGCGATTTTTAAACACGACATAAAGCATATACGGAAACAGCACAATTGAAAGTTAAAAAACCTAAATAGATAGCGATAATACAAGCTAAATACAACATTATAACCTTATCCTTGGCAATATTCTACCTAAAATTGTAATTTCATCATCAGGCTCAATATAAAACGGCTCATATTCCTTATTAATGGGTATTGCTTTGGCACGCTTGCCTATAATGCAAATCTCTTTCATAAAACATTCACCATTATAGCGAAAAGCGAAGATGTGTCCGTCAATAAATTCTTTTACAGATTTATCCAATATAACCCTATCACCATGCTTATATTCCGGCGCCATTGAATTACCTGAAACCGTTACTATTTCACAATTTGCAGGATTAATTCTTATTCCTCTGTCTGTTATAAACAATCTTTTATCAAGACATATTCTTTCTATGTGCTCGTCTAATACTTCAATTCCATAACCTGCAGATAAATATACTTCGGGTCTGTAAATAACCTCAATGCAGTTATTTTCCATTGATAGATTGGTTATGTCTATAGCATAATGCTCTTCAATTTTTCTGATATATTCCTGCGGAAATTCTTTATTCCCAGTTTTATAATAAGAAATTGTTTGCCGTCCCAAACTGCAAATTTTTCCCAATTCAGAATATTTCAGCATTATGCCTGTTCTTTCCTGAACGGCTTCTATAACTTCGTCTACCTTCATATATTTCCTTTATTGTAAAGATATGTAACAAAATGTAATACATTTGTACGAATGTTCTTGACAAATTTTGTACAAGGCTTTAAAGTATTAGTACAGTTTAGGACAAAAACTTTACAGAATTGGACAATTAAGTTCTAAACACATCATATATACATTATTCAGTTGTACATAAGAGATAACAGCTTTATACAAAAACCCGAAAACTCTTATCTGTATTATACAGCAGTCTGAATAAAATTTAATCAAATTGTGACAAAAACTTTACAAAAGGCAGCAACAAGTGAACAAAGAATTTTACAAGGAAATCAGAAAGCGAAATGAAAACGCTTTTATTCAAAACCGTTCAAAAGAAATTGAAGCTAAACAAACAGGTGTAGATATTCCGGCATTCTTATATGCAAAAAAAGAATATGAAACCCTGCAAAATAACGATCTTATCGGCTACTACGGTGAAGTGAAGGCAGGTATTTAATGTCATACGATAGCTATTTATCAAATCTTGCGGATGCGCAGACCTGCGTTCCTGAAATCGTAGAAAAATGGCAAGACTATAACGGTGAAGAAACAGACACAATCCCAATTTACAACTGCGAAGGCTGCGAAAATACGGATTGTGAGAATTATAAAAAATTCAATTAGAAAGGCGGTAAAAATGTTGACACTGATACTTTCGGCAATTTTTGGCATAAATGCAATAGTGCCTTGTACTTACGGATATTACGTAGACGTTAAAAGCTCTCATTATGGCTTTTATGCCCCGATTGAAAAAATCACAGACAATTACATTCAAATTGACAGTAATGAATAAAACAGAAAGGCAGCAGCAATGGGACAAAGAACACAAATTTTACTACAAGTAGTCGACAACAAAGGAAATGTGCAAAACAAACTTTATCATCATCAGTGGGGTTTTGCTAAAACAATGCCAATAATGCTGATGAGGCTTGAAACAAAACTATCCTATCTAATGAATACCTATACAGATGGTTTTAATTTCTTAGATTTTGTATCTATGGATGGATGGGATATTTCAAATGAATTAGATAAAGCAGATATAAATGCACACTTACCACTTGATTGTATGGCAACTATGGAGCGCGTTTTAGATGGTCATGATAACAATAACGGCTATATGGTTGTCAAAGTGCAACAATCTGAAACACCCTACCATTATACAACACAAATAGGGTTTTTGAAGGGCTTAGAAGATACCCGGGATGAAAACGAATTATTCAAAGGCTATATTTCAGCCCGCGAATATATGGAGCAGTTCGGAAAAAAATATTGTCCTGAAAGTTTTATAAAATCTTTTGAACTTTTTTGTGAAACCTTTGAAATTAAAAACATTAATGGCTCATTAATTCAGCAGCCACAAGAAATTGACAGGGTAATTACTGTTTATTTAGACCCTGACAAGATGGAAGAAGTGAATATAGCATCAGGGTTTGGTGTTAGCGAATTTGAAACCAGCAACTGGTGTGATTTAAGCGTATTTGAATATGATGCCACATTGGATAAAGATACAAAAAAACTTATAGACTACATCACTCCTGAACAATATAAAGCCTTAAAAGACGGGCAGGCGGATTATATTGTATTCAAGCTGGATTATTAAAGGAGGAAAGAAAATGCAACTTACAAAAATCAGTCTATATGACAACAAAGTATACATCCTTTATCAAACTGATAAATGGAAAACAAAATCAAGCCGTGTTTGTTTTGGGGTATTTGGGCTTCACAGCCACGCTGTTGAAGCTGCAAGAAAAAATAACCTTACCAATAGCGAAAGCGAAATTGAAATCGTTGAAACCACAATAAATAAATTTACAGAAATTTAATCTCTCTTAAATCCTCTGATGAGTCTTTGCAAATTAAGACGAAACCCCTCCGGGGGTCAGGATAAATAAATGAAAGGTAGCATT